GTTTGTATATACAGTGTCCGTGTTATTTACATTAGGTGTTCTCAAAGCAGAGGACACTTCAGTCCGTAATCCTTTTCCAAGATTGCAGATGCGGCTTCCGAGTACACCACCTTTCCGGGACCGAGCATTGTGAGCTCTTCTTCAAACTGTAGTATCTGATTTGAAGTTAGTCTATACCGCCGGTAAAAGGCATCGGCGGTGAAGGTGTGGTTTACTGTCTCGAGAAGCTCAGTATCATACTGCGCATTCGTGGTGATTTTTGAACTGATGTCGATCAGCTTTCCGTCTGGTTGCAGGACTCGGATTGGTGGGTAATCGATGCCGCGAAGTAGGCCATTCATCAGGGAGTGCTGGAAATCTCGAGCTCTGTCAGGTATTGAGCCGGATCCAGGTAAGTCTCCGCGACAAGAACCGGAGGCGCGTAACACAACACCAAGGTTGATGACAGCAGCGTAATCGTGATTGATATCCTCAATGATAGAGTGTTTCAAAAACTGCATGTCCTCCCTGATGGTGCAGACGTCAAGTGTTATCTTGTGTCCAACGCGCTCAGCAGTGGTTATTAAATGGTGCAAATCAGGTATCCCATGTGAGTACAACTCGTCAATCCACTCAATAATGATGCATATCCAGGTGAAGGTGTTAACAGGGGTTGTCACACCAATTCCACTAGGAAGGAACATCTCAAGCGGCTTGATAATCATGCAATGCAAATTGTCAAGGCTCATCACTCTACAATTTGAGAGTATCTGACCGAATATTGCATTGCGGACACTATCAGGTGCCTCGTACACATCACAGAAAGCCGTAAACAATGCTTCAGTTTTGCAAGAGTCGTTGGAACTCAAGTCTGCATTGATAATGACCATCTTACCACCCACTTCAACAGCAACAACAGCGTCATCCGAGAATATTAACGCCTTCACTCGACACTTGGTATCCCAGATCTTGAGCAATTCGTCAGCAATAACTGACGGGCGGGGTGACTTGAGGAAGAGGATTTCGCAATCCTTATATCTCATCACCTTGCCATCACTACAATCCTTTACATGATTACCAAAAGGAACAGTTTGGAGAGATGCCTCAACACCTTCGTCTACTATTATCCTCCCGTATTTGTCAAGTTTAGCAATCTCGTCCTCTTTTAATTTAAGGAGCTGCGTCACTAGCCACACACGACGTGAAATGGTCTGCTCTAATAACAGTATCGTGTGCGCATCCAATCTCAATCTCTGCTTCTTGTGAGGGACTTTTGTCAACTCCTCTGCGGCCTCCTCCATGGTCCACTCAAATTCAATCTCGCCGAGCGTTCTCTTAATAAGATCACGCACGACAGACGTTTTATTCGCAAACCACTCTCTTTGTTGAGTACGGCAATTTTTGTCGAAATTTTCCGGATCCGGATGTGGGTAGTCAGGGTACACCTTACAGAAATGTCTTCTAAGCGCAAGACGTAAATTGTGATCACTTTTCTTGTATATCACACCGTTATGCGCAAAATTCCATCCATAGAGCGTCCTGTATTTCCCGACTTTCTCGACATTCGCATTAGTAGTTGGTGGGAATCTCACCTCATCTTTTAACCAGTGCTCTCTTCCTCTGAGAACCCTCCATCTTCCATTGAATACATACTTCTTGTCCACCTTACACTCTGATCCTAACATTGTACTAAGTCCGGTTTCATAAACCCCGCGTGATCTGCGTGGGTACTCGGTCAGCATGGAAAATTTAGCCCTTCGCATGCTGTTGATTTCTTAATGCATTTATGTCGTATCGCGCCTAATTTAACTGGGGCAGCATTTGAGTCAGTCTGAAGTTGTCCTTTGACGCACATCAGATTAACGACCCAAATAACAGTGTAAATTGTAGACTCGAAGTTGTCAGAAAGCAGATAATCCGGGTGGGATTTCTTCGCGGTTGTCATCAGTTGATTGAATTTGAAACCGATCATTTCGCTATCAGGATCATTAATATTCGCGATTTTCAGAAATGACTCATCTCCATGCTCCTTCAATAGAATTTCTTTCAATTTCTTAAAGACCGGCACTTTGACTTGTGAATCATACATTCCTCTGTTTAATGGAACAGTGAACTCCTTCTTTTGCGAATATCCTTTCAGAAACCAGGCGACAACGGTGTTCCTGGGCTTCATGATCTTGAACTGTTCAGTATAAATTGTGGATGGGATTACGTGCTCACGTGTGGCGTCAGAGCCTAACACATATTCACCGTTGAAAAAAGCCCATGCATATAACCGAACAAAGGAATTAAACATCTTAGCAAACAGTCCGTACTGAAAAGCAATATCGGACAATCCATTTCTATTCAACCAAATCAGTGACATTTCCCGCTCATCGTTTAAAAGCAGTGGTTTCTCTGGTTTCTCTTCCTTGCGCATTGGTGAGATAGCTTGCCAATCTACGTTGGTCAATGCGTTGCTTCTCACTAATGGAGGTGGTGGTGGCATGTTGGTTTTATTGACAACAGCCACGGGCTTCAACCCGGGTGGGGAGCCAATGAATTGAGGAACAATGGGCACGTCAGATACAAAAGAGAGCTCTTCGACCCTCGATGATGACCCGACCCACTCACTATCCTTCTCTTCTTCAATAGACGCGCTGTCGAGGTCATAATCATAAATGCTACCAGCTTCACTGTCAGACTCGGATTGCTCCGGTGGGGTGACAACAGTTTTAGCTGGATCAGATTTGATCACAACGAGGTCGCAAACGACTTCAGCATCAGGTTTTGGATTGCGATAAATTGAAACCTCGGCTCCCAATGCCGGTTCTGAGTTCATTATCGCATATTCCTCATCTTCTGCAAATGCCGCTTCAGCCTCAGCGAAAGCATCCAAAAACCCTTTCCTTTTGTCTTCATCTTCGTAGATAGCGTTCTGGACGGCAGAACGAATCAATCCACGCGAGACTTTATCAGGATGGTAATGGTCGAATTGATCGTAATCAAGATAGCACTGGCGTCCCCATTCACATGGGAGGAGCTCATCAACAGTGCAAGGTTTGCATGTTTTCATAGCTGCTTTTGCTCTGGCAATCCTGAGTGCGGCGCCTGGTTTGCGCGGTTTCATCTTCTTATGGTAGTGTTTGTCACGTACACAAGGATTACTTTTACACGCTTCGGTGGGTCCATCGCCAGCGTTATCACTACTAAACCCCTTTCCGAATTTCCGCGCTTTGTGGGAATTCTTCGGTTTGGAGGTGTTGTAGGGCCCGTACTGGTTACGACGAATCGGCGGATCTGGAATGATGACAAACTTTTGATCAAGGGATGAGGCAGCTTCTGCGAGCGCCAACTTTCTATTGATCTTAGCATTTTTCTTTCCTACCGCAAGTTTTGGACGCGCAATTCCTCCAGTCTTCCGAGCTATAATGGAGGGTGGACTCCAATAATTACTGTCGAAATGACCAGCGTCATACTCATCATGAAGAAACTTGTACACGTCAGCTTCGGAAATCACACCCTGAGATCTAGTCTCAATGCTAAAGTGTTCTTTCACTGCGTTCCTGGAGTAATTGCGATCGAGTTTTATGTTTGCTAGTGCGAGCATTTCATAAGCCTCACTCCAAGGTTTCCTGATGGGTGGTGCAAGACGGACCTCGCCATGGTACATTCTCCCGTCATAAGGTCTGTGCATTCGCGGGTCGCGTGGCGCGGGCTCATACACAGGAACAACAGGGACTCCATTCACCTTGTTTTTCTTTCCACCTTTCTTCTTGGTATCTTCCTTAGCAACAATTCTAAAATCGTCATCAAGGTCAGGGCGATTAAGAGACGCTAAACGTGAAATTTCTTTCACGTCCTCGCGATCATCATCCTCCCTGAGTTTATCCAATCGGTCTTGCTCATACTCATCGTACTCCTCCTTAGTCAGATAAGACTGAAGAGAATCCGCAAAATAGCGATCGTACTTGGGTGCAGGCATGGACATTTCAGGTTTACTCGGGACTGCGTTCACAGCTTAGTCGGTTCATATGAGCCAACAAGTTTCCATGCTTGTCATCATGGTCAATGCCCATTACTGGATTTTTATGTTTTTGTTTAGAAAGACACCCCATATGTACAGTTTTGGGAATCCAGTTTTTAACATATATTACGACACAATTTTATATACATGTATTGACAAATTTACATTTACCTAAGTGTAAGCCGACCAAGACCAGCTCCGAGCGCAGGGTTTCCTGTTAAATAGGTTCCAGCTGCGGTGAGTCCTGCCGCACCAATCATTCTAACCCCGTTTCGAGCATAAGGAGCAAGCTCATGTGAAATTTCTTTCAGAGCTGAACCCATTAGCGAAGCGACGCTTGCATGTGGTTTTGCGACGGACATTTGCGGAAGCCGATTGGCGGCGGTGTTAACCATTTCGAACCCTCGCGCGTCAGAATGGGTTGGTGTTGCCATTGTTGAAGTGGCAGCACCAACGTACTCCATGTGCTGAACGATCTCAACTTGAAAAGTGTTGCCTGGCACACCTGTAAAGATGTATCCGAGGATGGCAGCACCACAAGCAGAGAATGCGGGGTCGACGACCTGGTTTTGGGAGAAAGGGTACAGGGACTGATTGGTTAGGGTGTATTCGGGATATTGGACTTCCTGTGCGTCAATTCCAGCACCGACGAGCCAAATCTTACCAGATGTCACTCTGGAAATTTTCGTCTCTTGGTACGCAGACAAGTTGGCCACGGCGAAATTGTTTAGATTTCCGTGGTTTGGCTCAACTAAGGCATATACTAAACCACCTTGATTCAACACGGTTCCAGTGTATTGAGAGGACATTCCAACGGACACAAGACGTCCGGAGACGTTTGGAGGTGTTGTTGATGTACCTGTCAACGTTCCTTGGTTCCAGGGGGTGTTGATGGTGGCAGCAGATACGCCAGTGGCTACTGCTGAAAAGGCAGTGCCTGCGAAAGTGGCTGATGAATAGTGTGCGACACGGTTGTCATTCGCAAGAGTGGGAGACATCATTACGAAACCGATTCCAGCAGTACCAATAGTTACTGTAAAACGGGACCAAGCAGTTGACTTCTGCGAGGATTTTGAAGGGAATGTAGGGATACAACAACCCTGGGCTTCTGGGTCCCAGGGTGCGGAGATGGCAGTTGCGTACTTGTGAGCACAATGTGATAAGGCGACCCCAGGAGGGACCTGCATCTGCATCATGTTCGACGCACGTCGTGCGGCAACCTTCGCTTTGGCTTTTGGGCGAGGTTGATTCTTCTTGTTGTTTTTCGGGTGTTTGGTGTGATTCTTGGGCATTTTGATAGGTGCGGTGCTGCGTTTACAGCTTACTTTGGCCA